AAATGATTTTTGAATGCGAAGGCCATCAAGTGTCTATTATTCCAAATGAGAATTCTAGACGTTACACTATCACTGAATTTTATAACGGACAAGAAGTAAGTTTTAGAAGAGAAACAAAAGAAAGAGCAGAAAAACTTGCGAAGAAGTACAAGGACTTAGGATATGACAGTTTTTAACAAAAAGAATGTAGACTTCACCAAACAAAAGATATTCTTTGGTGAACCTTTGAACACTCAAAGATTTGATGAGTTCAAATACCCTATATTTGATAAACTAACACAAACACAATTAGGTTTCTTTTGGAGACCTGAAGAAGTGTCATTACAAAAAGACAGGTCTGATTACGCAACTCTGAATGATGCACAAAAACATATTTTTACATCAAACCTGAGATATCAAACACTTCTTGATTCTGTTCAGGGAAGGGCGCCCTCCATAGCATTTTTACCCTTTGTGTCCTTACCTGAACTAGAGTCTTGCATTATCACATGGGACTTCATGGAGACAATCCATAGTAGATCATATACACATATTATTAAGAATGTATATGCAGACCCTAGTGACATCTTTGACACTATCTTAGATGAACCTGCAATTGTAAAACGTGCAGAAATGGTAACAGAAAAGTACGACGAGTTTATTGCATTGGGACGAAGAAGGTTACTAGGACTCAAGGTCGATGACTATGACTTATATAAGGCATTATACCTTGCACTTATCTCAGTTAATATCCTAGAAGGTATACGATTCTTCGTCTCTTTTGCATGTTCATTTGGATTCGGAGAACTGAAACTGATGGAAGGTAGTGCAAAGATTATATCTTTCATTGCAAGGGACGAATCACAACATCTTGCAGTGTCACAACACATTCTGAAGTGTTACAAGAACCATGAGAACGATAAACTCATGAACAAGGTCATGAAGGATTGTGAGAAAGAAGTTTACGAATTATATGAGAATGCAGTCAGTCAAGAAAAGGAATGGGCTGAGTTCTTATTTAAGAATGGTTCTATGATTGGACTAAGTGTGCCTTTGTTGAATCAATATATAGAATATATTTGTAATAAGAGATTACGTGCAATAGGACTAAATCCTATCTATGATATCTCTTCAACAAATAACCCTTTACCATGGACTAAACACTGGTTCAACAGTAGAGGACTACAGAATGCACCACAAGAGACAGAGATTGAATCTTATGTGATTGGTGGTATTAAACAAGATGTGTCAGATGACACTTTTGCAGACTTTAAATTATGAGAAAATGGCACGAAATATTATGGGGGTCTAAGGAAGAGGATGATGCAATACGAAAGGTTGCAGAGAAATCTCCTGACCCTGATGAATTAACAATCGAAAATGCTTACAAGACTAGATGGATTTGGTATCACACCATTTTAGGTATTCTGATTGCAACAACTAATCTAATCTTGATGGGTATTTTCATATTACTGGCAATAAAACTATGATAGAAATATACGGAAAACCACAGTGTCCTTTTTGTGACAAAGCAAAAGCATTATGCGAACAGAAAGGATATGCATATTCGTACCTGTCCTTAGGTACAGATTTTACCACTGAAGAGTTGTTTGAAACCTTCCCAACTGCACGTACATTTCCCCAAATTAGGGTAGATGAGGTCAATATTGGGGGTTATACTGAGCTCAAAGAGTGGTCAGACAGTCAGATTGGTGACATAACCATCTGATTTTAAACGAAAATAAAAGAGCTTGACATTGTGCGTACATATAAGTTATACTTACCCTCTAAAGACAAACAAGACGTGATCTGTGCTAGATGGGTGCATCTATTTCGAATGATCGATAGGGAGTTTCAAGAGGTAAGGGTATATACTGCAGGATTAGACTTCTCTGAGTCAGATGCAAAACATCCACTTCCCTATGCAGTATTAGATGGTCAAAAGAAATCATTTGAATCTCTATGGGATAAAATCATTGTCAAGACTGGACTAGCGAGAGACGATTACGTACCCAATTATGACGACTAAGAACATACAACTGTATTGCGATCATTGTGATCTAGATATGGAACTGAAAATTAAATTAGACACTACAAATCATGAATATGAGGAGGAGTTACCTCCTGTTGAATTCTGTCCATTATGTGGTGAAGTTATTTACGATGACGAAGAGGAAAGTGAATTAGAACATGACGAAGAAGATATACTTTGACAATATCCATGTTGATTTCCACGGACAAATCCGAGACAAGAAACGTATAACGAAGTATGTACGTAACGTGTTGCATTATTTTATGCCACGATTACGTCGAAATGTAGTCATTGATATCTCATTTAAGAAAGGATTAGATGGTGATGTCTATGGTTACTGTTTAGGTGATAAACACAACGTAGAGATTGAGATATTCAAGGGTAATTTGACACTTGATCAGATGATGTTGACACTTGCACATGAATTAATTCATGCAAAACAGTTTCTGAAGGGTGAATTATCACCTACATGTCGTAACTGGAAAGCCCACAATGTGGTGCATAAACCATACTCACGACAACCATGGGAACTGGAAGCATACAAAAAAGAGGAGTTAATTCACGACATGTTTTGGGTAAAATAAGTGTTAAAAAAGCTTGACAAAGCTACCCAAAATGCACTATACTAACAGTATGGAAAATAAAGTAGTGAAAAGAATCTTCGTCGATATGGACGGAGTGGTTGCCGATTTCCTTGCAGGATGCAGTGAAATGTTGGGTAAACCATTAACCAGTGATGACGCTGGTCATTCTGAGTATGACCTCAGGAAAGAAGAATTAACTAACAAAAGACTATTTGGACTATTACCTCCAATGGTCGATTATGCAGACCTCATAGGATACATCAAACACACTGGTGTTCCTTGGGAGATACTAACTGCTGCTGGTAAAGTGAACAGAGAGTTAGTAGTGTATGATAAGAACAAGTGGGTAAGAAAGTATATCGACCCTACAGTGGTTGTGACTTGTACTTACAGTGGTAGTCAAAAAGCTGCATTTGCAGAGAAAGGTAGTGTCCTTATTGATGATAGACCAAAGAACATCAAAGCATGGGAAGATGCAGGTGGTATCGGAATCATCCATGAGAGTGCAGAAAAGACTATAAATATACTAAAAGGTTTGAGAAACGGTAAGAGTGGTACCTAGGAACGAGCAGGAAGAGTAGCCCCCTGCATTACCGTTTCTCATTTTAGAACCATATATAATAAGACAGGACTTAATCCTGTCTTTTCGCACATGAGGTGAATATGAAAAAATTTTGGTTATGGGTGAAGTCCCTATTTACCACACGATATAAGGTCACAGTATCATTCAATAAAGAGTGGGGTGATTCTGATGATCGTACATACGTCACTAAAAAGGTATTAGTGCAGAAAGAAAAACATCTAAAGTTCAGAACTGAGGAAGGTAAGATCGTAGAGTATAGAAGTTCTGCAGGACTGAATTATATCATAGAAGACTATGAATATGGAGAAGAGTTATGAACCAATTATTCATTGGAATCATTCTTGTACTAGGACTGGGGTCTTGGTACCTATGGAATGAAAATCAAACGTTAACAGCAAACAACGTCAAGTTGGAATTCGCAGTAGAAGAACAAAAGGCAGCCTTTAATGCGATGAAAGAATCGTATGAGAAACAAGGAGTATCCCTACAGAACTTACAACGTGCAAATGCACGAATCGAGGCAGAGAAAGACCAGTATTTGGAAATCTTTCGAAAACATAATTTAGATAAACTTGCATTGGTAAAACCAGGCCTGATTGAAACAAGAGTAAATAATGGTACCAAGGCAGTATTTGAGGATATAGAGAATGATAGCAAAAACATTAGCGCTCTCGACACTACTAATAGCGATTAGTGGGTGTTCACTACTTGGAACTAAACAAGTTGAAATAGTAACAAAACCTGTACAGATTGATATAATTCAACCTACACTACCAAGAGACATTAATCTACAAACTCCAAAATGGTATGTGGTATCAGAAGCAATTATTGCTAATCCATGTATCAAGAGATTACAGGATGATGGGTCTATGAAGAGACCTAAGACATGTCTACCTGAAGACAGAGAATATCCTGAGTGGCCTGAGGGTTATACATACTTAGACAGGTTCTTAGATGACATGAAGAAACTAAATGGTGGTGACGTAGTATTTGTTGCAACCACAATAGGTGACTACGAAATGATGTCTGCAAACATGCAAGAGATTCGCAGATACATCAGAGAACTAGGAGAAGTCATCGTATATTATCGTAATGTAACACTACCTGATGGACAAGAAGGTATTGGTGTGGAAGTGAAAAAGAATGAGACCAAATCAGACTAAAGAACAACAGTACTCACCTGCAAGGGGTGAGATACTCAGATTGTTCCCTACTACCATGTTCAGAGGATTCATGCCTTTGGACACTAAACAAGTTTGTGACGATGTACGTGATATTGTCAAAGAGGTAGAGGAACGAGAAGAGAACACATGTAACAATTACACTACCTATTTCATACAAGATATTAGAGACAAACAAAAACAGTGGTCATGGTGGAATGACTTCTCTAATGTCTTAAAGGACTCATACATTGAGTTCATTACCACTCAATATAACATGACAGTTAGAGACTTAAACAGACAAGACATACATCTGTTTGCATGGGTCAATAGATACACTAAGAAACACTGGCATGATACACATAACCATGTCAATGCATTAGTGTCAGGTACCTACTATCCTCTTGCAGAGGGTAAACAACCAATTAAATTTTTTAGTCCATCAATTAGTGCAGACTTTGGTACACGTGCAGAACAAGGAAACATTACACTAGATGGATATGAAGATTGTGAGTTTTGGGGTACTACAGGTGTACAATCAGAAATGAGACTGTTCCCACGTGATGGAGAATTCCTGTTGTGGCCTTCACACTTACTACATGGTGTTGGTCTGGCAGATGATGATGCACCTGATGATTATGAACGAATATCAATATCATTTAATTTAGATCATAGAAATGCACAAGACTTAAACGAGTGCAGAGAGAATGGTACACCACTCTCATACGACTTTTTACCCAAATGAAACCATATATTACAGAAGAACTGTGGAAATTAAGTCCACACTTAGAACCAACATTTGATGAGAAGACTCAGGTTGTAACCATCGATAACTTCTTTGCAAATGCAGAGGACATACATGAACACTTATCGACACGTCCTGTACCCATGTGGAAATATAACAGTGAACGTGATAGTCGTAATGGTATTGATTATAATGATTGTCGTGTTGTAGATTTTGTAGGTCATCCTACACGTTTATATGAAAACAGTATTGAAACTATGAAACAAATCTGTAGACGATACTGGAACAAAGCGAACTATCATTGTAATGATAACATAGAGATAAATTGTTTTCAACCACTTGCAGTAACTGATAACAAGTATCAACACTACCCACATACAGATAGTGAGTTAGCGACTGCAGACGATATGTCGACACTTAATCTGATAGTGTATCTAGATAAGATCGAAGATGGTGGTACTGCAGTATATGGTGGGGAGTGGATATGGAATGCAGAACATCAGAATCTATTGTATCCAGTAGAAGAACTGTTTACCATTGACCACATCATACCTGCAAAGTTCAATCGATGTGTTATATTCCCAGGCAATAGATTGCATGGTGCATACATAAACGACTACAGTAAATACAAAGACACATGGAGATACTCTTATGTGCGATTCTTTCATCCAACACTATAATGGCTAACTTACACATACTCAAGAAACAGAATAACTTTGATAGGTCACCAAACTTTTTGATGGTTGGTGATCAACTATTAGATCGAAGAGACTGTGACAAAATTATTGGTCACCACCTTGCATTACCCTTTGAAGATATATGGGAGAATGTAGATGGTATTGGTGGTAAAGTCGCTGCTAAGAATGAACGTGCAATGGACTCTACATGGAAATACGAATCTGACTTTAAAGAGTTCACAGTGTTGCATCCTGATGAACAACCATTTGATGAATGTATGGAGATTGTAACACCATACTTACCTAAGAACGAAGATTACGATGGTGTCAACTATGCACAGATCATTAGATACAAAGAAGATGCAATGTTCCAGTGGCATAAAGACGTTGCAGATGGTAATGATACTGCAACTGCAATATTTTTCCTTAACGATGAATATGAAGGAGGTAGATTAAATGTCGAAGGACATCTTATACAACCTAGACTAGGTACTATGGTGACATTTAATAATTCTACTGAAAGATGGCATAGTGTTGAACCCATATACAAAGGAGAAAGATGGGTGTTAGCAATATGGTTTGGTAGATATCACGAAACAACAATCGAATCAATAGATGGAGCTGATGATGAATCAGAACAATACGCAGAAATGCAGTCAGTGTCAGACATTAATCGATCTGACGAAAGTTAAATATTGGAATGATGATAGTGGACTACACGTATTTTGCGATGCATATTGTAGTCACGACTGGCACATAGAAAGAGATAAGAAAAGGAAGTTCAAGAAGAAGGTAAAATAATGTATGCATTACAAGATGTCGAGTCACGTAAGTTCTTTGGATTATTCATGCATATACCAAAGACTGCAGGTACCTTCATTCGATCATATATTCGTGAAGCATATAGTGGTAAGGTAGAAATACGGAATCCACATCACTTTTTACCAACGTATGCAGATGAAAGGATAAAACAGAATCCTTATTATCAATCCATACTTGATCATCCGAATTTACCTATCGATGACTATGCACATCTAACACTTGAACAGGCATTTAAAGTGTTCCCTACACTCAAGGAGTGGATTGCAGATCACGATATAGACGTATTCACTGTTACACGTAATCCATACGATAGATTTGTGTCTGTTATGAGGTTCATACCAGTGATGATGAACTTAGATATGGATATAAAAGGAGTCCCTAAGTTTAGAGGACAATTGAAACCACATGAGTTTCATGCATTATATACCAATCTCTTAACATTGCCCCAAGCAGAATGGATTATGCATGAGGGTGAACAGATATCTCGTATTATCAAGTTAGAGGATGTCACTGACACTATAGTGTCTCTCACTGGTGATCTTAAAGTTGACTTTCGAGACAGATGGTGGACTAATGAAGATGCGAGTAAAGCATTACAACTTGATTTCAATATACCTAAGTTTGACCTAGATATAGAGACACGTAAATTTGTGGAATGGTTATGGAAAGATGACTTTGATTTGGGGCTGTAGCTCAGTTGGGAGAGCGCCTGATTTGCATTCAGGAGGTCGTGGGTTCGATTCCCTCCAGCTCCACCATGAGGTGATATGTATAGTATAAGAAACGCAAAGATAGAAGACAAGGATGATTGTCTAAGAATACAACATCAGAATGGCATACAATCAGACGAATACTTGTGGGATGAATACAAGTGGGCATTTGTACTTAACAATCTACATGACTCATGGGTGTTGATACACGATGAAAAGGTTGTAGGATATGCAGTCGGATTGATACGTACTATCACTGAACAAGACTATTTTCCACTTGACTTACAAGGAGAGATAGGTTGGTACTATATGGACTTGTGCGTAGAAAAACCACATAGACATGAGGGAACTGACACCATAGTGTCATTTGTCAATGACAGGTACCCATTGAATTACGCACATATACAAGAAGAAAACATAGGTGTATGGAAGGCAGCCATACGTAATGGGTGGCAGAAGATCGGTCTTGTCAAAAACTATTTTGATAGTGGGGATGCATATACCATTATACATGAACAATAATTTCGGAGAGGTGGCAGAGCGGTTGAATGCACTGGTCTTGAAAACCAGCATACGTGAGAACGTATCGAGGGTTCGAATCCCTCCCTCTCCGCCAGTGACTAACTAACAGGAGAAAGTCATGAATGTACGAGAACTAGATGTAAAGATTCGACAATGGCACCACGATAGAAATCTTATCGAAGGTGCAAACGATAAAGACCAAGTATGCAAACTGATTCAGGAGGTTGGTGAACTCAGTGATAATGTATGCAAAGGTAACGATATCAGGGATGATATCGGTGATTGTATTGTAGTGTTAACCAACATTATGGAACGTAATAATCTGACACTACAGGAATGTATGCAAACTGCATACGATGATATCAAAGATCGTACTGGAACCATGATCGATGGTATCTTTGTAAAGGATGGGTATCATAAACCTATTCTACCATGGACTGAAGCGGAGGAACACTTCTAGTGTCTGTATTTAAAGGAAACGTTAGAGACGTTGTATTTCAAAATTGGACATTCACGGTATCAGATGATGGTATTACGTTTGAGTCTGACCTGTCTCTAAATGAGTTAGGACTAGAGAACCACCAAGACCTACAAGTTGAATTGGTCGATGGGTGTGTTAAATTGCGTAAGAAAAACCCTTTACAAACTGACCTAGATTTAGTATAATAACCTTATGGGTTATTTAAATCTAAGTAATAGTATTCGTTATGGGCCTCATGGTAAAAGACGTAAAACACGTGCATTTACTAAGAAGTCAAAACGTACTAAATATAATGAACTAATCGCAACTCAACAAAAGATTTATGATCAAGTGATGCGAGAGGTGAAAGAAGAGATTCCTTCACTCAAAACTAATGCAACAGGGTGTCTCACACCACGTGTGGAACCCATGCAATATACAGGTGAACGTAAGTTACTGGGTATTGCAACAATGCATAAGTCTAATCTTGTTCCAGTCTTTGCAGAAGAGAATGGTGGTTCACAATATGCAAAAGACCTTGCGAGGATGAGACGGTGAATGTGGTTGAAGGTTTATTATTAATAGGTGTCATGGTTGTCATATATAAGTATTACAACGATGATAATAACAAATATTCATAATGGAGAATTAATAAATGGCTATTGAATTAGTATGTGTAAAGACGAAAGATAATGGAGTGACCTCTGAAGATATCAATCGTTTTAAACTATCATTAGATAGAATGCGAGTGACACGTTCTGATGGATTTCAATTCTGTCGATTGAACGTACTCACTGATGATAAGACTGGACTCGACGAAGGTATTCGTGTGGTTCCGTATCTAGGTAATGAAGAGATTACCAATCCCAACTTTCATGCAATTGAATTGCACAATTACGATGACTACTTTGGTACAGGTACCAAGACTATGTATTTTGATGCAAACTGTATTGCAAGAGACTTAACTCAAGGGTTCTGTTTCGATGGTATTCCTGATAGAGGGACTACCAGTGAGACAAATGTTAAATTCTCACGTGAAGACCGTGATCGTATCGAAGATGAGAACCTTGCATTCCTACACCTTGCACCTAACTGGTGGGCCGTAGAAGAGAATGCACCTAAGTATTCAGATTGTTACTTTGGTTTTGTCGCAGGTGACACACGTGACCTCTATCGTAAATTCATGACAGACCCTGCAGGGTATCAAGAGAAATACCAAACACTGGGTGAGTTCTATGAGAACGAATTCGAAGGGTACGTCTTACCAGTACCATTGGGTGCTGTCGGTGGTTATTACGTCAATGATGAGACTAAGAATCGTGCAGTCAACGCCCATTTTGAAGAAAAGATCAGACCTCTCTATGAAGAAGACCAAAACCTATGGAGAGGAATGGGTGGTGAACCTGAAGCAAAATATATCGAATTCGATCATGAATATCGTGATATCACCAAACAAACGTCTATTCTATACCTAGACAGAGGGGAAGACAACATCGACCCATTTGCAGATAGGTATCTCCACCTGTGGGTATTGTAAAACAAAACATACACTCACTGTGGAATAACGATAACAAGACATTAATTTTCCACGATAATGGGGGTCTAACACTAGACCCCTTTTACTATAAAGAATATAAGAACTTTCTCACTCTCGAAGAATGCAACACACTTGCACGTATTATCATAGAGGAAGAAGAACGCATTCTGAATATACCCAACGATAGCCAGAAACCTTACGAAGGGTTAACTAAACAACACACCGTATATAACTGGTTCAATCATCCTAAAGTGTCGTTTTTGAATATACCACAACGCCTCGCAGAGTTACCTGAATTTAACACTTGGAAGTGTTATCTATTTCAGTGTTGGACTAATATACTCCGTCAAGGAGAGAACCTTAACAAACATGCACATACCTATCAACCTCCAAACCACCTCTATGCATGTAATATATTCATTCAAGGTGACACACGGACTGGTACACACTACTACGCCGCAGGAGGGTACACACCAAACGAAGTAGGGACACTCACCATCGTCGGACAGGAACACGAACACGAAGTCAAAACCAATATATACCAAACGCCACGGATATCAATGGCAGTCGATGTTATGACTAAACCGTATTTTATGCAAAGAAACGAGAGGTTTACTGAGAGGTATGTCTGTTATAAAAATGACGCCGTATTAGAAAAACCCTTGTGTATGCAACTATAGTCATATACGCAGTAATCGTCGTACCTATCCAAAAGGGGTCAGACATACCCCAATAATCAATACACAACCATAACCCCATTAGATTCAATGGGTAATTAATCAATAAGCCTGTAAAGACTGTAGTAAAGGTTTCTTGGTGTATCTTTCTTGTTTTAGGCGACACGTTCTATATCCTCAGACACATCAATAGGGTCTATGTAGATGGAAGGTTCTATGCATACAATAACACAACCTGTAAGAAGGTATTTAACCAATATCAGAACGAATGTAAGAAATATCATACATGCGATATAAGGATTATCTCTGAGATATTGGATAATTCTTTCATAATACTTCATAAGTGTATTATATCATACACTAAGTGGTTGATGTAAGGGGGTTTTAATATATTTTTATGGTGATCATGGTGCGAGTGAATATATTAGTGTGACAAAGTGTGTGAAAGTGTGAAATATATTCGTATTTAAGCGTGGTGGGAGAAAGTGGATTATTTTGGGTTTTGGTGGTGTTGTTCGGAGAGGCAAACACGATTTCTAATAAGGAGTCAAGCACTTTCGGAGGGTCTCGGAAACCCCTATAAACAGAGGGTCTCAGAGGTGGGGTGTCAGCGTGATTTGCGTATATGAGGGCTTGACAATACCCCTAAACATTTGTTACTATAGGTACTATAGGAGAAGTATTATGATTATTAACGGTATTACTGGTACACATATTGCAACAGATACCCCTGTTGATATACCTTTTAATAGTAAACAAATGCAGTTAGCATTAGATAAAAACCCTGACACTATGAACACTTCATGGGATATGGTCTGTGCTATATGCGTATGTAACGGTTTTATAGACCCTAGAGGCAACATGTTTATTGATTCTCTAGTGGTGAATGGTGTTTCTAGACCCTTTCACTAGGGTATAAGGCTTGACAAAGGGGTGCATTTTTGTGTATAATGTACTTGAATGATGGGAAATCGTCTTCTGGCGGTCATCGAATTGGGTTCTGACCCCATGATATTGACCTAGGGAGTGACTCCACTGTTAGACGAGAGTACCAATATGAGGGTTTAATACCACTGGTAGTCCTAAAAAAGAGTCGCAATCTTTCTGACTGGTGGGTTTTCCCCTTGTATATACCATGCTTATATGGTATAATAGAGTTATAAGAGTGACCAGTGAAGGCTCTTGTATTCGTTATGAATAATGTGACGGCGCTGGGGCTGTGATGCCGACAATCACCATGGGGGGATGAGAGAGACCCCCAAACCCTTTGCCAATAAGGGTTTCAGAGGACTGATAAATGGAAGGATAAGTTGTATGCGAATGTTTGATGTATTTTCTATAGATCGTAAGGTCATAGGGTTAGATCGCACAGTGAAATCACCACTGGAACAACGCAATGACACACCACTGTCTCTCATGGAGGCCTCTAAGTTGGGGTCTGCACTGAACAAAGAGGGACATGTCGTAGAATTGCGCCAGCGTGATGATGATGACTGAGGTGACCTGAGACAAGGGTACCCCCCCTAAATGCTCTTAGAACAGTCGTATGGGACTCCTAGAGTGTTTGAGAAACGACTAAAGACCCCTAGTGAATATTTCTGAGGAGATTATGAGACCACTGCGAAAAATTATTTTTTGGGTATTAATTATATCCATATTCCTTTTATTTCTATATACCAACCCCTATTGACAATGCTGTTCACTTTTTCATATACTATAACCATGATGAAATTTTTAACTGAACACGGACTCTTCGACTGGGACTTTGTCTCTACGTTGGGTGGGTTAACGACTTTAATAACCTTAGGACAGGTGTTATGAAAAATTTTTTTGGGGTATTTTGTGTTACACTACCTTTTTTACATGGGTGTGTTGTGGTTGACTTTGAACGTGACCCCATTAAATTCGAATGTGATAATCGTGGGTGTGAAGCAAGAACAAACATTCTAGTGTGTACGGAAGACAATACTCACTGTGAATATATTGATGTTCCTGTGATCTTTGATAACCTAGACGTAAAGGTTGACACTTATGATTAATTTTGCATGGACAGGGTTAAAAAATCTCCTAAGTATAGTATGGTTTATACTGAACCTTTGTACGGTGGGCTTAATATTCCTTATTCTCGTAGTGTATACTATGGTGCCGAATGTATGGAATGACCTGATGATTTATTTGTCTACTTTATAAAACCCCCTTTACAAACGTAGAGGTGTATACTATAATGGTACTGTAGTCCAAAGTGACTGCAGTTTTTTTTATAATATTTTTAGTTACAATTTGTAACTAAATTTAGTTACATCAGAGTCTGAAGTGACTCTAAAGGAGAAGAACAATATGATATTATATACTCATAAGCAAGCAACCATATCAGATGAATTGTTTGCAGAATATAAAGAAAAAATCCGAAGAGTAGGTGCATACCCTAACGTCTTCAAAGATTATCCCAAACATGCAATCAAACTCATAGACCCACGTGTCATTAAACTTGATGCGATAGTTCGTGATGATTTTTTTAATCAACTTGCACGGACTGGGGTTAATAAAAAGAAAAACGCAATATGGAAAGACATTGATAAGAATGGTTTTTCCTTTGGTGAGGTTCCCCCTATCGTTTTGTATGTGGTGGAGACCGATACCTATTATCTACTAGATGGTGTCACACGTGTTGGTAAACTGGATGAAGACTTCGTCGAAGAATGTATCTTCGAAGTGTTCGAGATTCAAAACGAACCTTCTGAAGCAAAACTCAACGACATTCGTGTTTCACTGGGACTCATCTACAACCTCTACAAGAAACAAAGTGGGGATGCGACTCTAGAAGATGTCAAGGTGGGAATGATCACCAAGACCGAAGGTCACTTCTCTACGTTAGGCCAACCTTACGACGAAGATCAGATCAGTACTTACGTCACTGCAGAAATGCAAGAGATTGATGTCAATGGAGTGTTTACGGATGCTCAGATTGCACAGGTGGTGGACTATGTGGTCAAAGACAAGATCGGTGATGACAATGGAGTCAGACACTTTCCTAGTGGTGCGAGTAAATCCAAGATATGGGAACTGATGGGTATCGACCCTGATGGTCGACATACCAAATGGATACTTGCAGCTGCAACTTCAGAAATGAAAATCTTTAACATGGTGGCGGAGTTAGACTTCAACAAGATTGGTTGGGAAGATGTCGACACGGTGAATATATTACTATACTGTGGTACCGTAGGTGGTTCCACTGCGAAAGAGAAAAGAAAAGATTGGGAACACCAACTCTCTACTGCATTTGAAAAATTCATGCGAGTGAAGAAAGGTTTTATGAACAACACTGGACGTGTGGTCAATGCAAAGAAGAGAGGTGCATTACCGACGATTCATTTACACTCTGCACTTCCAGCGGTATGGGCGTATGATGAGTTGTATCCTATGAACAAACCTGTCAAGTTCAAAGGTAACAAATACCTGAACCCTGACAACCTAGACACGGAGATTTAATGGTGTCAAAATTACAGTTCACTGATGAACAGAAAGAACAGATTGGAAAACTAAAATCCAAACGTATCTTTAAGAGTGCAACACCTAAGTACACTCTTGACTGGTACGTGAAATGGGTTGCAAGTTTTTTCGTACTGGGTGCAATGTCCCTACGTGGTATACCTGAGTATAGCATGTTGGACTTATACCTATCCTTAGTGGGGATTACACTATGGTTATGGGTGAGTATATTATGGCAAGATCGTGCATTGATCTTGTTGAACGGAGTTGGACTACTGTTTCTGATTCGCACATTAGCAGAAAAGATACTATTAGTCTAGTCTAAATATAAATATGAGAATGGTATTACAGAACTACGGTGACTGTGTCATTTACACAGAGAGACCGTTTGGGTACCGAAGGTACATCGTAGAATGGGAAGATCACAACGAACTCTTTTCAGGTCTATGGTATAAAGAAAAAGATGTGATTGAACATGTCGAGAGACGACTGTTCTTTGCAAAAGGTGATGATTATGATCGAATGGCTAATTAATTTATTTTGGGCACCACTGGTGTTCTTACAATTCTTTGTCATGGCAATCTTTTGGACAACCATGATAGGAATCACTGTTGTAAGTTTTAAGTATGCTTACAACGAATTTATGCAACCCTACTTAGAGGATTACTTCACTGCAAGAAGTAAACGTAGAAGAGTAGACGACGACGATATAGACTGGGAGTCAGGTATATGAGCGACAGTATGATTTTATTACACATAGTGTTCATTCTTGCATGTGCAGGAGGAAGTTGGGTAGCAGGTTGGAGTCAAGGTAAGAAAGACATTATCAATATGTTCATCGACGACGGCATCACCACTTCAGAAAAACTTATAAAGTTTTATTCACTCGACAAAAAATAGTGAACACTATATAAAAAGACAACAAGGTATATTATGGACATATTAGCGATCAATACATCACACGATACTTCTATCGTAACTGCGAAAGATGGTATCATCACCAACGTATGGGAAGAAGAACGACACAGACGATCTAAGTACTGGTCACCGAAACCTTCTGACTGTAATCTGTTAACACTAGTGCAACGTGGAGTGTCACAACCTGATCACCTCATCTTTGCATCATTCGACAGACGAGTCCTCCGAATAGAATTTTCCAATGAAGTCAGAGAAGACCGTTTACTCCAACGTGACATTGCAAATGCATTCGCACACGAACAAGTCACCATGAGTCGTTTACGAGACATCGAAGAAGAGTTCAATAAAGACCAAGAAAGAAAACGTATCTTCATTAATCATGATAAAGAAGGTGACAATGAAATCAACAAGGTCATTTCAGAACAGTTAGAATCAAAAGAGTTTGTCTTTGATGAAACCAAACACCACCTGTATCATGCAGAGAGTGGTTATTACTTTTCACCATGGTACAAAGATGATGAACCTGCAATCGCAATTACATGGGATGGTGGGGGCGCACAACCCAACTACAAACAGTATCCCAATTACCAAGAGATCGAATCCATTTATTTTTGCGAAGGTAAAACCAAACAACCCAAGTTACAATGGCAACGTCTATCCAATCATCGTGCATTAGGAGAATGGAAAGCACACGGTTTTCAAAATATGTTAGAGAACTGTTTAGATTGTCCTGATGATGCAGAGGTCATCATCGAAGGTGTTCCAACAGTGTTAACGTCTGCACCATCGTGTGGAATGAACTTCAGTAATCTATCCTATGCATTGGGATGTGATGCAGAAGGACGTGCAGCTGGTAAAGTCATGGGGATGGCTTCTTATGCAGAACAACCTCCAAGAGACAATGTGTTTACAAGACATACCGTTGCACAACAATGTGAGTTAGAGTCCCTAGAACACTCTGTAAAGGTTATTCAACGTGCATTAGACCTAAACCCTAACTGCAATCGAATCGTGCTCTCAGGAGGGTTCTCATTGAACTGTACGAACAATTACAAATATATGGAAAGGTTCCCTGAGGTTGACTTCTTTGTTGACCCTGTACCTCATGATGGTGGTACTGCAATAGGAGCCGCACTTTGGTTACATAGGGAGTTATCATCATGATCGTTACACAAATACACAGAGACTTAGATTCCGTTCTAGATGAACTGATTGAGAATCAACAGATTGTTGCAATCTATCAAGGTCATTCAGAATGGGGCCCACGTGCATTGGGTAATCGTTCTATCATGTTTGACCCTAGACATCCTGATGCAAAGAACATCGTTAACTCCATTAAGATGAGAGAAGAGTACAGACCATTTGCATGTAGTGTATTAAGAGAACATGCGAATGAATATTTTTATATGAACCAGTTAGAGAAGTATGGTTCACCTTACATGTCTTTTGCAATTCAATCAAGAGACAAAGCATACCAAGAGATTCCTACACTCGTTCATGCAGACGGAACCTGTAGAATCCAAACGGTTACCGAAGAAGACAATCCAGTCTATTATAATCTTATCAAAAAGTTTGGAGAGAGAACTGGGACTCCTATTATCTTTAACACTTCATTTAACCTAGGTGGTGAGTCATTAGTGGAGAGTGTCTATGATGCGATTGACACTTGCAATCGTTCAATGATTAATCATTTGTATATTCCTGAAGAAGAAGGAGATATATACATACCTAATGAAGCACTAAGATTCAAGTCACCTGACCCTGAAGATTATGAAAACAAGTTCAGCGAAAGCAAAGGGTAGAAAACTACAACAGTGGTTTACCAAACTTCTAGTCGAGACACTAGGGGCAGACGAAGAGGACATTGAATCTAGACCGATGGGTTCTCAAGGTGAGGACATCATCATGGGAAAACAGACTAGACAAATCTTTCCTTATAGTGTAGAATGTAAGAATCAGGAGGCAGTAAACGTGTGGAAGGCATACGAACAGGCAACTGAGAACTGCAAAGGATACGAACCATTGGTTGTGATTAAACGCAACAGAACAAAACCACTAGTGTTAGTGGATGCAGAATATTTTGTGGAGTTACATAAGAAATGAGTGAACAAATAAGAACAGATTTAATGGATTCTAAAGTCCTAGATTTTCCTGAAGAGAAACATGATCTAGGAGACGGAAGAACAATAACAGGTAAGTCATCAGTTGAAAGAGTTGATGGTATGACTAGGTTACCTTTTGGGCCACCTATCTATGTTGGTAAACTTGCAAACTACGTAGTGCATGAAGTTCAAAGTGCAATCGACAAAGTACGTAGTGACCCTGAGAGAGACTTTGGTGATAGACTTGCAGGACGAATCATTGAACAATTAAACATTAGTGACATAGTGTCAGACAGAGTGTACGGTCACCTTATGTTACACACTAAAAACTTCTTAGAAGGAATTGAAACTGCAACTGGTTATGCGGCAGACGAACTACTTGAAAATTTAAAACAACAACAGTTGGGTGTCGATGCATTGTGGGTCAACATTCAAAAGGCAAAAGAATACAATCCTCCCCACGTACATGATGGTATGTTCTCTTTTGTTTTCTATGTACAAAATGACATTCCTTATGAGGAGGCAATTCAAAATCATTATGACAATCAGAAAGGTCAACAACTTGCAGGTTCACTTGAGTGTAGATACGGTGAACACATTTGGATGAACTTCTCACAGTTTCAACACTATCCTAATGTGGGTGACATCATCATGTTCCCATCATGGTTACAACATAGTGTCCACCAATTTTATCAAGAGGACAGAGAACGAATTAGTGTTGCAGGTAACATACAACAATTTTATCCACCAACTATAGAAGAGTAATGAACACCATACAAGAGAGAATGAGAAATAAGGCCATCGATGCACTCGGTCAAGTCGAGGGTGTCATAGATGATCTTATGGAAAAAAAGAAAACATCATTCTCCATGTATAAACTTTTAAAACAGTTGGGTTATAGTTCAAGAGTTGTTCAGTATATGAAAGGACACTTTGATCACATCGTCTTTGAATTAAAGAACGAAGAAAAGTGTGAACAACTATCAGAGGCATACAACTTCCTCACTGCAAAACAAAAAGAGAGAATCATCAAAACCATTCAAGGGTTTGAAGATGACATTGACAAATACATTGAAGAGTACAAACCAGTTCGTAAGGTTCGTATTAAAACTCCTGCTCAACTCGTTAAGAAGTTACCCTTCTTAGATGAGTGGGAACAATTTAAATCTGTAGACCCAAAAGAAATCATTCGTGCAAGAACATTATTTACATACAATACTTCAAGTAAGAAACTTACTCAGTTCGATGGACACTTGAGTGTCAAAGGTTCACGTATCATAGGATACGACTCATGTTCAGAAAAGACCTTGACAGATTCCAAGTTACTTGATAGACTGTATAGAGGTGGTAATATTATTGCACAAAAGTTTATGGAAGAGATTCCAAGAAGTAAATTAAAAACAGGAAACGATCTTATTACCAAAAATACATTATTAATAAAAGTGATTAAATGATTTTAATAGATTTTACTCAGACCATAATTGCAGGTCTGATGGCACAATTGAAGATGAATGATGGTGAGGTGTCGGAAGATTTACTTCGTCACATGATTCTTAATTCAGTACGTAATTACCAAAAGAGATACAGTGGTGATTACGGTCAAATAGTTCTTTGCACAGATGCACCTAATCCATGGAGAAGAGATTACTTCCCACAATACAAAGCGAATCGTAAGAAGGCTCGTGATGCATCTGACATGGATTGGAAGTTTATCTTTGATACACTACATCAAGTTAAGATGGAAATCAAAGAGAACTTTCCGTACAAGTATATGTACGTAGAAAAGGCAGAGGCAGATGATATCATTGCAGTGTTAGTAAAACACTTTGCAGAACAAGAAGACATTCTTATTGTGAGTGGAGATAAAGATTTCCAACAGTTACATAAGTATCGTGGAGTGCAACAGTTCTCACCTAACCTGAATAAAATGATTCAGTGTGATGACCCTGATGTATTCCTTAAAGAACATATCTTACGTGGTGATAAGTCAGATGGTATACCAAACATTCTATCTAATGATAATTGTTTAGATGAAGGTATTAGACAAACTCCACTTCGTAAACCAGTGGTCGATAAGTATCTCAGAATTAGTATTGAAAACGATGATAAATACTATCGTAACTATTTAAGAAACCAAACTCTAATTGATTTGGATTTCATACCTGAAGATATGGAAACTAATATCCTTAACGAGTTTGATAGTTTGGATGTTCCTAGTGGGTTAGTGTTTGACTACCTAAGGAAACATCGTTTGAATGAACTTCTAAATAATATTGAGGATTTTAATTTATGAGTGAAGAAAAGAAAAGAGGTAGAGGGAGACCAAAGGGTGCTCCTAACAAACCTAAAATGGAATTAGTGACTGAGAGAGTTCGTCTTACTAATGATGCAAACGTATATGAGATTCTTTGTCAGACTGACCTAGTGTTAGGAGAGAATGAAGAGTTTGCAATCAATGGTCTAAGAACTTTTGCAAGTCGAAACGGTGCAGTAGAAAAAGTACTGCAATGGTTATTTGATGATAATATTAATTCAACACTACCTGATGGTAAAACACCTTACGGTGAGAATCAGGCACCAGCTGGAGATTTATCAGAAACATCATTGAGATTTGAATTTAAAAAGTTCAAGTATTTTGTAACAGAACAAGTACCACAAGTTCGTAGAGAATCATTGTGGATTCAACTGTTAGAAGGCATTCCCAAAGAGGAAGCAGTGTTAATTGATTTAGTTAAAGACAAGGTAAATCCTTTTAAAAATATCAATAAAAAGTTTGTTCAGGAAGCATTTCCGAACACTGTATTTAACTAAATATTAGTGTCGCCAGAGACTATACATAGAAACACCAAGGAAAGGGGATTAATCACTTTCCGATATAGAACCTTTCTAGTCGTGTGCGACTCCATGGATATTATGAGGTAAAATTATGGCAGAAGATGTGACCCCATCAGAGTTTAGTCAAACTCCACCTGAACCTTCAGAGAAGGAACAGATACAAAATCGCATTAACAATTTTAAAGTAGGTGTAACACCACAGGTTGCACAGATCACTAGTGCATTGTTAGAATCACATTTAAAGAACGGTCAGGCAAAGTTAACAGAACTTGAGGCTTTGATTGCAGTACGTGATGATGTAACTAACGGTCTTGCAGAATACAATCGTTCAGTTGAAGTTGCAACAAATAGATTAAATGAGATTGCAGTTGAAGAACAACAGGAAAAAGAAATTGAACTTGCAAAACGCAGAGAACAAGAGAAACAAAAATTAGTTGAAGAAAGACAACTAAGAAAATCATTAGAAGATAGACTTAAACATTTAGAGGCATTGTTGGGTGAGTCTAAGTCTGCAGTAGAAAATATTGATAGACAAACACCTGAACAAGAACAATCTGACCATTTTGAGTCATGGGAGAAATGGACACCTCCGACACTTCAACCTGAAAAACCTAAGTCTAAAGCATGGGATTTAATTCGTGCAGGAAGACCAAAGACTGTAGAGATTGAAGAAAACAATATCACAGAAGAACCTGCAAAAGGTTTAGACGATGTAACACCTGAAGAGTGGGACAATGCAAACAGAGGTCTCTATCATCATCTAAAGACTGATGAAGAACATTCAGAGTCTGTCGCAAAGGATGGTGCAACCCTTCATCAATCAGAAGTCACAACACCTTTCACAGAAGATAAAGAACTTGCAGAAAAGGTTGAAGAGACAAAACAAGCATTCAAAGATTTTAGTGAACAAGAGATCAAAGATTGGGGTGAAGACTTACCTGTAGAATCTTTCACTGATGAAGATTATAAAGACCCTGCAGAAGATCAAACTGCATGGGAAGAGTGGCAGGATACAGAGGATTCATTACCTGACCTTGAAGACATTGAATCAGAATTTAATGTAACACAAGATGACACAGAATCAGAACCTGACTTTAGTAAACCAATAGTGTCAGCTGGTAATGCACCTAGTGTAAGACAAACATTATCAAGTGGGGACTCCGTAGAAGCGAAGGTACCTGATCTTAAAATCGTAACAACTGCAGATACAGAAGAAGAACTCTTAGAGAAACTCAAAGAGAAGTATGCAGATGAACCTGAACCTAAACCTGAAGAAGAGGAATACGATGAGATTGTAATCCCTAGTCGTTCAGAGTTAGAGGGTTTAACTAAAGCAAAAATTAAACAAGAAGCAGATAGATTAGACTTTGATGTAAATGCAACTCAATCAAAAGCAAAAATGATTGACGAGTTTGTATTACGTACAGAAGAATTTATCCAGTCACTAACTGAAGATGAAGAGAGTGGTTTCATATCTGCAACTGAAACAGATGAAGGTGGTGAAACAGATGGTGACGACGATCACAGGGACGGTGGCTACTTCTAGTCCATCGACAGTTAGAGAATTAAAACAGGACGAGGTAAGTCGAGAGTTTAAATTTCAGCAAGAAGTTGCAGACGATTTACTTCGTTTTGATTTCCCCAAAGACTACACAATGAAATTAGGGTGTCAGTTCGACACACCTTATGTAAGATTATATAAAGACAATGACACTTTAATCTTCTCAGTGTTAGAACAACCATTGGGTGATCATATTCTTTTATCACCTAACTTATGGAATCCAACCAAGTCACCAACAACAACAAGTTTATCTGAATACGAAGATCATCAATTCTTTTGCGTACCACGTCATTATGCAGAAGAGTTTAATGTAGGTGATGACATCACTTACACTTATGTAAACGAAACTGAAGATAGGGAAAGATACATCACATGCTCTACGACAAAAACATAATCCCTACTACTGCAGTTGACCAGTTTGATTTTCTTGAACATAGAAGAGAACAAGAAAAGAAACATTGGAAAAGGATAGGAGGTCAAGATGACCCACTCATGTCGATTCTTACAGTTGAAATTAATACTACTGAGTTGTGCAATCGTACATGTGTCTTTTGTCCGAGACATGACCCAACAGTATTTCCCAATAGGCAACTCCACCTTACAATTAAGGGTGCTGAAACCATTGCAGAAGAATTAGCAGACAATGGATACCAAGGTAAAATATCTTTTAGTGGATTCGGTGAGAACTTATTAAATCCATGGTTCCCACAGATCATATCAACCTTTAGACATGCACTACCACAAGCGACACTAGAGTGTAACACTAACGGTGACAAGTTAGATGTAGATTATGCAATACGAATTGCAAAATCAGGTTTAGACTTACTCTATATAAATCTATATGATGGGCCTGAACAGATGGAACACTTTGATGAGATAATGAAAAGTGCAAGAATCCCCCAAGACAGATACAAGTATAGAATGCATTGGGGTGACTTTGAGAAACACGGATTAATTTTAAACAACAGGAGTGGAGTCATTGACTGGGTCGGAATTGAAGAAACAGATATTAAAAAATTACAAGGTAAACCGTGTCACTATCCTTTTTATAAAATGTTTGTTGATTGGAATGGTGATGTTTTATTCTGTTCCAACGATTGGGGTAGAGAACACGTTGTAGGAAATCTTTTACAACAATCTCTATACGATGTATGGTTCAGTAAACCTATGAATAAAATTCGTAGGAAACTTGCAAAGGGAGACCGTTCACAGTCCCCTTGCAATAAGTGTAGTGTTGATGGTTCACTATTTGGTAAACCATCATTTGACATTGTGAACAAACACTTGGAGAATAGATGATTAAGAAACATAAGAAGATTATGATCATGGGATTGCCTGGTTCAGGCAAGACTACACTTGCAAGGGAGTTAGCGTACCACTTCCTTATGCCTCATATTAACGCAGATACTACTAGAGAGAATTTCAAAGATTGGGATTTCTCTGAGGAAGGTAGAGATAAACAAGCGAGAAGAATGGGGTCAGCACTTTTTGGTATTTTGGATTTTGTTTGTCCTACTCAAAAGACAAGAACTCTAACGGATGCAACCTTTACTATTTGGATGGATACGATTAAAGAGTCAGAGTATGAAGACACGAATGCATTATTCGAACCACCAACAGAAGATGAGTACGATATAAGGATAACAGAATGGATTGGACTAGACCAACTACGCAACTCCTTGGAAGGTTCCAGCCCTGGCATAGAGGGCATCTCGAACTATTTAAGCGAGGAATTTCCAAAACTGGTCAAGTAGTAATACTACTCAGGAAGGAAGACGGTACAGACAGTAACCCATATAATTTTGGGGAAAGAGTAAAATTTATTAGTGAAGACTTAAAGAAACATGGATTCACTCGTACATTGGATTATGATATAGTCGAAGTACCAAACATTACACATATAACTTATGGACGTGATGTAGGGTATAAGATTGAACAAGAACACTTCGATAAGGAGATCGAAGACGTAAGTGCAACAGAAATAAGGAATGGACTCTATAAAGAAAACTCTAGCTAAAACTTTTAGTTGGAGAATTACAGCAACAATAACAACCATATTAATTGCATGGGCGATTACAGGTGACTACAAAGTAGGACTTGCAATTGGTGGAGTAGAGTTCATTGCAAAAATGTTTATTTACTTTATACATGAGAGAGTATGGAATAAGATATGAGAGTAGCAATAACAGGAACATCAGGACTTGCAAAAGTAATTAAGGATACACTAGAGTCAACACCTTTTAGAGGACAGACTATTGAAGTGTCACCTATTCGTTGTGAGGACATAACTGCAAACAAAGAGAACTGTTGGATATACAGAGGTCATAGACCTTGCGATGTTCTTATCAATCTTGCACATCAAGACCAAACAAAGATATTGGGAATTACACATCGTGCATGGGAAACTGAAAAGACCAAATACATAATCAACATTTCATCACGTGCTGCTCGTCCTAACATATCTAAAGGATATGAGTATGCAGCTGAGAAAGCACAACTCAATCACCTTGCAGATAATCTACAATTCAATTCTAAGAAACGATATAAGATGACAACCATTAACTTGGGATTACTTGAACATGATCTACCAAGTGTTAAACATCAGGATGTCGCAGGATTGATACATAAACTTATTACCTCATATCCTGATTATGAAGTGTCAGATATTACACTTCAAGCACATGCAAACTATGTAGATGTGCAAAGTGATAAAGAAACCCTTAAAGAAATGGAGAGGTTTACTAAATAATACTATGAGTATTGAATACAACGACTTTGGATTCACTGCATTAGATGGTGATGAACTTGCATCTATCGACACTAAGATTGTCGAAAAGACCACTAGTGCAACTGAAGTAATCCAAAACTTAGATAACTTTATCAGACCACTCCTAGAAAATCTTGCAAAGGATTCTGATAAAGATTACATCTACTGGCCTAACAGAGTAGAGATCATCAACAAAAAAATCGAAGAATTAAATCTAATTCAAAAAAATCTATAAAATCCATTGACATTGCATAGTATTTTTTGATACTATAACAACATTAATTATGGAGAACCTAATGCAAAACGCAGAAGAATATTATGTGAAACTTGGTCAACGATTGATCAAGGATTGCGAAGAAAACAAGATATATGCAAGTAACTCAAAACAACCATTAGAGAAACAGAGTGAACTGGATGCAAAATGGAATGCAGCTGTTACTGCAGGTAATAAGTTAGTCACATACGGAACTGTATGGACTCGTTTTAAATCTATTGATGATCTGACCCAACTTGAGAAACAGGTTGTGTTAGAACAAATTGCAGTATAACTGCCCTCGTAGTTCAATCGGATAGAACAACGGTCTTCTAAACCGTAGGTTGCAGGTTCGATTCCTGCCGAGGGTGCCAAATGGAGAACCACATGATAAATGAAATAATCAATGTCATTCTTTTATTACTAGTTTATGGGTGGTTATTCATCACACTAGGGACTGTCATATACCTATTGGGGACAGTCTTCTATCTTACCTATGACTTAATACGTCATACGTTGCCTGAGTGGTGGAAATAGGTATACACAAGGGACTTAAAATCCCTCGACTTTACGGTCATGCGAGTTCGATTCTCGCCTCAGGCACCAAAAAATCCTTTAAAATCAGACGTTAAAAAGCTTGACAAAGGGTCTCACTTTTTAGTATACTATACACATGATGAAAAAAGGAGACAATATGGAACGCAACGTAGACAATCTTTTACCCCTTGTGCAGAAATTATGTGATGACATTAATGATCTGCATATCAAGGAATACCCCACACTTACTGAGTATCATACCTATTTTGAGGTTGCACGTAAGTATGTTAAGGTGATTACCAACACTGGTAACCAACGAACTGTTTGGGGTTTCATTAACAAATCAAATCCCAAGTTTGAGATAGGAACTGTTCTCAAAGCTGCAGGTTGGGCGACTCCAACTCTGAATGCAGGACGTGGTAACCTGTTCGATGGATACGAAATCAGAGGGATGAGAAAGTACGGCCCTGACTATTTAATCTAGGAGATATTTTATGAAACTTGTTATTCAAACACAACACAAAGAGAACTACGGTTTCCACGACTGGGATGGTAAGGGTGAGTGTCCTCAATACTGGAAGTTCAAAGGTGGTGACACTTATGTGGTGAATAACTTGTCTTCATCTTCAATGAACAAGATTGCAAATGAGGGTATTCCAACTCTAACAAGTCTCATTGAGTTTTCTCACGATGGGTTTGAGGAGTACATCCTTGATTGGGAAATCGTTGAGGATGATGCTCAGGAATGTGCAGAGTGGGAAAATCCCATTGAGTTTCAATACGTCGATGGTAAGTGGACGTGTCTTCGATTCGTCACCAACGACGAGTATGGTTACATGAGGAAAGAAATCCTCGCAAAGAGTGAACAGTGGACACCATTAAAAGATGGTGAGAGAACTGACTATGCATGTCAGTACAAAGTTAAACAAGGGTGGTTCGATGGTAACGACCCCAAATTAAAAGAATTATTAAATTAGGAGTAGATTATGGCAAATGCAAAATTAGATAAGCTGTATGATGAAAAGTGGGACTTGGAATCTGCAGTTAATAAAGTGAATAACATTACTAAAGATGTTAAGTACATTGACTTCTTCTCTATCTACAACAAGGTTACAAATGTTGCAGAAGAGTTGGGTATGGACGTATCTGATTCATCTGACCTTGAGTGGAAAATCAAAGAAGTCAGAGAAAAAATCAATGCACTTGAATCTGCAATGTACGATTTAGTAGAACCATTTGAGGATGCAGTCAGAGATAAAGGTATCGAGATTGATGACCTTGAGTGGGAACTTGAAGAGGCAGTAGCATGAAATGGTTACTGTTTAAAATCTTTGTAGGGATAATGATCATAGATGAATTCATTATTCTTGCATTAATTATTATGGGGATAATATGAGATTAATTATTGGATTGATACTAGTACTCGGTGGAGTCGGTGGGATGGAACAGAATACGGAAACCCTCTTCCCATTAGACAGTATTAGTGTTATAATAGTAGGGTTAGGATTAATGACTTGGTTTGCTTATGACCAAGAGGAGAATGATTATGACTATTGATAATGATAAAGTCATCACAACGTTTGTAGATGACTGTGGAGTGGAACACCACATTAGTGACTTTGCACCAAGTCCTGAAGACGAACTACCTGAGGGTGTTTGTGTTTGTGGTGAAACCAATTGTGCAGATGAATATGCACATACAACCAGTGGATATTGATGGGTATATTTGATATTCTATTTGGAATAGTTTTCTGCACACTTGCAGGAATTTTTTGTTATGGTGCAATTCATATCAATGAAGAAAGACGAAAGAATAAATATATTCCACTTCCTTGGGAAAAGGGTGGATATTTCGATAAGTCCAAAGTTAAAACAACCGATGGAGATAACACATGAATAGATATGGAAAGGTTATCAATGATCGTGTAAACCGTGATTTTCTTAATACACTCATTGGGTTTGGAACAGGTGCATTTCTCAGTGCATTTTTAGTATTCGTACTAATGTTTTCATCCAAAGTAGAAGCCTACGATGCAAACGGAGAGGCATTCTGTCTCGCAAAAAACATTTATTTTGAAGCTGGTAATCAACCTATGATTGGTAAGGTTGCAGTGTCACATGTAGTGTTGAATCGTGTGGATTCTAGTCTATATCCTGACACTATTTGCGATGTAGTGTATCAGGCACAATGGAAAATTAACTGGAAAGGTAACGAAGTTCCAGTCAGAAACAAGTGTCAGTTCAGTTGGTTCTGTGATGGTAAGTCAGATGAACCAGTCGATAGTAAAACATGGATTGAATCAATGTTAATTGCAAGACGAGTCATGGAAGGTGAGTGGTCTGATGTAACAGAAGGTGCAACCCATTATCATGCAGACAGTGTATTACCTTACTGGGCATCCAGTCTGAATCGTACAGTAACAGTTGACAATCATCTATTTTATAAATGAAGGTTACAAGCGTACATAGAACTAAGTGGGGTTCATACAACGATAGAAACAATAGTTTTGATGATGGAGAAGACATCAAAACTTTTTTTGATATGGTTAATAAAGATGAGTCTTTAAAAAAATATCTCACTTCGTTCTTACCTGAAACACCTGATCATCTAAGGAAACATCCTGATGGTCAGTATGGTGTTGACATAGGTATTGTATGCAAGGGTGAAATCATAGGTACAATAGACATAGAAAGATGGAGAGAATGGAATCCTGACTGGCCAGATTATTATAAACACATTCATTTTCTTGCACGTAAAGAAAAGTTTTTAAAACAATCAGACAAACCATTCTTTATGGCAAATATGAATTTCAACAGAACAAAAGTTTTAATGATATCAAGAAATGATATTGAACAATACCCAACGAAGGAAAAGTATTTCCATCGTAAAGGAGTGTCAGATATGGTTAGAGAGTTAAAGATATCTGATGGAGTTATATTTGGTGAGGGTATCACTGAAAAGGAAAGGAGTATATTCAAATGTTCAGAGAATATTTAAAGAATACAGATTATCCGTATGATGGAGTGCAACATGTTTATGCATTCCCTAATGGGTATGGTGCAAGTGTAATCAAACACGATTACAGTTATGGTGGTAAAAAAGGTTTATGGGAATTAGCGGTTCTCAAAGACGAAGATATGTGTTATACTAGTGGTATAACAGAAGACGTACTTGGACACTTGTCTTGGGAAAACGTCGAGAAATATTTAAAACAAATAATGGAACTGTGAATTTATTTTACTTACACAAAAACCCTGACGTGTCTGCAACACTTCATTGTGACAAACACGTGGTTAAAATGATTATCGAATATGCTCAGATGTTGAGTACTGCACATAGAATATTGGATGGTACACAATACACTGATGCATCAAGTGGTCGCAGGATACAAAGATGGAGACTTGACCCTGATAGAGAAGATATCTTATACAAGGCTTCTCATATCAATCATCCATCCACTCAATGGGTACGTGAAAACAAACAACAGTACATGTATGCATATCACATGTTTGTTTCATTGTGTAATGAATACACTCATAGATATGGTAAAAAACATCTGACCGATACTAAACTCAGAGAGATTCTATACTATTCACCTGATAACATTACACTAGGTGAATGGAAAGAACCACCTCAGTGTATGCCTGATGATGTGAAAGTGGAAAATGATTCTCTTTCTGCATACCATAAATACTATGCAGTCTATAAAAAAGACTTTGCAAAATGGACTAAAAGAGAAGTCCCCCAATTTATGAGTATGTGATATGCCAACATATGTGTTTTTAAATAATGATACTGGTGAGATAGAAGAACATGTAATGTCTTACAAAGTATTAGACGAATTCAAAGAAACCAATCCCCATCTTAGACAACAAGTAACATCTGCAAATATTGTGGGTGGTGTTGCAACCAACTTCAAAGTTGATGATGGGTTCAAAGAAGTATTATCCAAAGTGGGTGATGCACATCCAGGCTCTAATGTTCATGCAGAACATGGAACGAAAGACATCAAAAGAGAAAAGACACTTGCGACTGTCAAAAAGCATGTAGACTTACAGTCAAGAAAGTAGTATAATAAATTATGGAAATTAGAACATCAACACTTGAGATAACTGACTTAGAAAGACTAGACCTTAAAACAGAACAGGTAGATGGTAAACGATTTTATGTCGACACTCAGGGAAACAAATATCCTAGTGTCACAACTGTCACCAGTCTTTTAACTAGAGATCAAATCAAGTTATGGAGAGAACGAGTAGGAGAAGAAGAGGCGAATCGTGTATCGAAGAAAGCAACGTCACGTGGAACACGTATTCACCAACACATCGAAGACTATTTAAGAAAGGAAAAACCTTACATTGAGTTTAAGAATGTCTTAGAAGAGGCAATGTTCAAAGGTGTTAAACCAGTGTTAGATGGTATCATTCCACTTGCACTTGAAGCACCACTATACTCATCACACCTAAAGATGGCAGGACGTGTTGACTGCATAGGAATGTTTGAGGGAACACTAACAGTAATCGATTTCAAAACATCAGAGAAGTATAAGAAAGAAGAATATGCAAAACCTTGGTTTGTTCAAATGACTGCATACTCTCTGATGGTTGAGGAGCTTACAGGAGTTCCTATTGAAGAATGTATGGCATTAGTCTGTTTACCTGATGGTAACTTTCAAATGTTTTTTTGTAATCCTATTGATTATGTAGATGATGTACTTCAACTACGTAAACAATATGAAAATTTATACGGAGTATAGTATGGAAATTGAAGTCGGAAAAGAATATACGATTTATCCGAAATTTAAAAAGTCGTATGTAGAACGTGAAGTGTTCAAAGATAACGATAGTGAAGATAGAGTTGT